ATGTCGGTCTAGTAACTGACCCCGTCTTCGTGTATGACTGTGCTCTACACTTGTTGACGGTTGGGTTGACATTGTCGTTCCCATTCCCACCCCCCTTCCGGTGATACCGAACGACCGAGCCGTACGGGCTCTGACGTCGATAAAAGCGAATTGAAACGTAAACAAAAGAAACTTGACATGGCTAAAACTCGTGGATTTGTACGGACGCCTGGCCTCGTGCCCACCGTTGAGTTTGCCTTCTGTTCTCATGGGCCCGCCCATGTTGTTGCCTGGAAGAAACGATCCCGCGCGCAACCTACGTGTTCAGTGGATGATACGTACGTTGGACAAGATAGTCCTCCCTCTGGTGGTAGGCAACCACCGCCTTCAAGTATTTGTGGTTCTGAAGAGCCTGAACCATGTCAGTACGAAGCTCGCCTTAGGAGGAAGGCGAAGGCCTGTATGGAGTTCCTGCGGTACGAGCAGGGTATGACCCCGACAAGAAAACTTCCCCGGATCGAATGCGGTCAACTTCGTCCCGCTATCCGGTCCTGCTACGATGACCTCACCGTAGTCCAGGAACTATCGCTCAAGACAAGCCAGAAGTTAGAAAAACGCTTCTGCCATGCTTGCGAAAGTAAGCTGGTCCCACCCTGGGTGAAAAAATGGAAAGAAGAAAGAACGAAGGCCATTGAGGAGCCGGATGCCCTGCATCTGGCTGCCTTTAAAAGGTGCGTGAGTAATAACGTACCGAACGGCTGGAATTCGAGGAAGTGGCCATATGTCCCGAATGGTCACTCATGCCTCGGTGCTTCGCGTCGTGAGGGCGGTACTTGGCTGAAGGGAGAATACTCGACAGAGGTAGATATCTGTCATGTTATTTCTGCCGGAAAGCCTCGTATCGTCACTCTCTTCTCTGAAGAGAACTCTAGACGTTTGCACAGCTTGCACCGCTCGCTGTACGAGGAACTCAGGAGGAAGGGATGGCTGCTTGTGGGACCGCCGACCCGTGAGCTAGTCGCCTCTTTGGAGGGTGGCGAGTATATAAGCGTCGATTACACTGCCGCTACCGACAGTATCAAGACGAAATATACCCGAGCCATCCTGGAGGTATTAATCGACAAAGGAGAGGGGCTGACCGCCGATGAAATCGAGGCGCTCTCACTCGTTGGGGAGTGGGAACTCGATGGAAAGGAGGTTCGGACCTGCCAGCCGATGGGAAGTTTGATGAGCTTCCCGCTCTTGTGCCTTGCCAACAAGGCTCTGGTGGATCTTGCCCTGTCCGATCTTCTGATCGAAGGCAAAATCTCGTTCAAGGAATGGACGAGTCATCGCTGCCTAATCAACGGTGATGATCTTCTTATCCGGGACGTTCTGTCCTCCCCCGGAGAGCTATTGTCGCGTCTTGAAGTTCACGGCCTGCATGTTGGAATGCGCGTGAATTCCTCGAAGACAATGGTGGACACCAAGATGGGAGAAATCAATTCCACCCTGTTCGAAAATGGTGTCGAGAAACGAAAAACAAATTGTAAGGCCCTCTACATGGAGCCGGGCGAGGAGGATCCTATTGGTTATGCCGATAGGTCGTGTGTAAGTAGAAAAGGTTTTTTGGCGTGTGTCAGACGTGCGGTGAGGGCTCTATCAGTCTCCCCTGGTAGGAAGATCCCTGTGAACCTCGC